GCAACTGGTCCTGTTGCTGGTTTCGACCCCGTTCTAATCTCATTGATTAGACGTTCAATGCCAAACTTGGTCGCATACGACCTTGCTGGTGTTCAACCAATGTCTGGTCCTACTGGACTTATCTTCGCAATGCGTTCTCGTTACGAGAAGCAGAATGGAGATGAAGCATTCTACAAGGAAGCAGACACTGCATTCTCTGGAATGAATGCTAGTTATAACAATACTTCTGGATTTGGTAACACATCCGTTGGTTTTGGTACAACTAACCAGACAGGAACTAACCCATCTGTTCTTAACCCTACAACATCTGCTACTTCCACCGATTATAATACTGGTGTTGGTATGGAGACAGCTCAGGCTGAAGCACTTGGAACTTCTGGTTCTGCTGCTTTCAACCAGATGGCATTCTCAATTGAGAAGGTTACTGTAACTGCAAGATCCAGAGCACTTAAAGCTGAGTACTCATTAGAGCTAGCTCAAGACCTTAAGGCAATCCACGGATTGAATGCTGAAGCAGAACTTGCTAACATCCTTTCTACAGAGATACTTGCTGAGATAAACAGAGAAGTTATCCGTAGTATCTACAAGGTTGCTGAACAGGGTGCTGTTTCTAACACTGCACAAGCTGGTATCTTCGACTTAGACATCGACTCAAACGGAAGATGGTCTGTTGAGAAGTTCAAAGGACTTCTGTTCCAGATTGAAAGAGATGCTAACGCAATCGCACAAAGAACTCGTCGTGGAAAGGGTAACATCATCCTTTGTTCTGCTGACGTTGCTTCTGCACTAACAATGGCTGGTGTACTTGACTACACTCCTGCTCTTAATGCTAACCTTAATGTTGATGATACTGGTAATACATTTGCTGGTGTTCTTCAAGGTAAGTACAGAGTATACATCGACCCATATTCTGCTAACCTAGACGTTTCTGGTAATACCCAGACTAACGGTGGTAATCAGTACTATGTTGTTGGTTATAAGGGTACTTCTCCTTATGATGCTGGTCTGTTCTACTGCCCATACGTTCCACTACAGATGGTTCGTGCAGTTGGAGAGAATAGTTTCCAACCGAAAATTGGATTTAAGACTAGATACGGAATGGTTGAGAACCCATTCAGTCAAGGTCTTACCCAAGGTTCTGGCGTTCTTACTGAGAATAAGAACCGTTACTACAGACGTGTTGCTGTTAAGAACCTCATGTAAGCTAGATGCTTATATTTCTTCAAAGACTCTCCTTCGGGAGGGTCTTTTTTATGCCATTTTATAAACTGTCCTATAGTGGTTGACAGGGTTTGTAAATAAGAGTATATTGATTAAGTCGGTCAAGCACTTGCTAATCTGACACTCTAAGCAAACCTGCTATTTTATTAATGACACAATTTGTATCGTTCAATTCACCATGCGATGTCGTAGACGAGACATCTTATAAAAATTTTAAATTTCCACAATATCGCACTGTAGATATAGTTGGAGTACAAAATCTTTCAGTTGATTCTATAAATTTTAAAAATTCTTCTGGACAGATAATCAATCTTGCTCGTTCTACTGGAACAGATAAGGAGAACGTCAAAGCACTTAAAGATAGTTTCTTAAATCAGGGATGGGATATTACTAAAACTCCACCAATTGTTGAAGAAGATGATAATACTTTATATGATGGTTTTAGTAGACATGAAGCTTTATTAAATAAAGATCATCAAGAAGCACCATACTTAGTAGTAAGAAGAAAATCTAAATTTACTGCTGATGATGTTATTGATGAAATTGGATTGGGTGCTAACAATCACTCTCCATCTAGAAGAGCTTCAATGGGAGATTTTAAAAAAAGATTTGGTGCTTTTTTAATTAGACAGAAAGAATCTGGTAAAGAAGTAACAGTTAATGATGGTATTGAATGGTTTGCTACTATTCCTAATACTTTTAGTGACGAAAGAATTCTTATTGCAATTGAAGAGTCTTTTAGTGCTATAAAAGCAAGTCAAAATATGGAAGCATTTACTAAACGTGATGCACAACAAAAAGGTGCTGATCTTCTCAATTTAGATAGAAGTAAAGTTTTTGCTATTAATAAACAAGGTAGTGGGAAAAGTAGAACCTATTTACAGAGAGTTGTTGTTGATATTATAGAATATTATAAAGAACATGCGGATGTTCCTTCCGTAGTGGGATTTTTAAGTGGAATAGAAGCTGAAGATAGTGATGTAAAACGTAAAGAATTGGAAAAAGATGTGGAAAAAATTAATAGAGCTATGTCAAGTTTGGCAGACTGCTATAAAAGAGATCCTGATTACAACTTTATTAAATTAGTGGGTCATCTCCCTCAAGTAATTGATGAAGAAACGGATCTTATTAAGTAAACAAAGGAGAGGGTTAACCACCCTCTTTTTTTATGCCAAGATAAATAACTAAAAAAGATTATGGCTGGAAAGACTGCATTAACTCAAACAAGACTTCATGATTCTATTAACGAACTTATATTAAAGCAAAAGTTGGATGGGGAAAATAGTGAAGGTCATAGAAAGATGTCATCTGCTGGATATAGTTTAGGTGTAAATGTGGAGTATACTTATGATGTAGATGAAAAAGAGATTGATAAAATGGTCAGGGCAGTGGATAGAAAATATGGACTTATGGAGAGTGATGATATTAAAAGACATTATGTAGTTGGAAGAGGATCGGGAACTAAAAAAAGACTTAGATTTCATAAACAAAAGAAAGGATCAGGACGTGTTAAAACGGAAATGCAAGAAAAAGGAACCACAATAATATTAGAGAATGTATTAAATGGTAATGCAGATTTTAAGAAAGAAACCGATATTATGAAACATACAAAAACTGCCAAAGAATTGAGGGAAGCTTTTAAGGGAGTTGAGCATCTTTTGGATAACTGGATTTGGACTTTCTTTCAACAGCAAGAGCAATTTATACACGAATATTCCAAATCGAGTTGGTCTACTTTTGAATATGGTAAGGAGAAGATGGATTTTGTTACTTTCTTTTCCAAGCAAATTTTACCAAAGGTAAGTAGAAGTGGTGGTGGAAAAGCAGATGCAGGAAAATATACAGGTTGGAGTCCTGCAGATATCTGGGCAGTTAGGAATAAGAAGTCTGTTCAAGATAAATTGAAGAAAGCAATTGATGATCCATCTCCTCAAAGTTTACTTGAGATCAATACTATATTGGTTAAGTTGATGGAGAAAAATCCTCCTGACCTTGTTGGTATATCTCTTAAGATGATAAAGTATAAGCAGAATGCTCACGTTCGTTTATTCAATGTTGAGACTTCATCTATATTAAAAGAACTCAAGTCCTTTATTCCACTTGAAGAATATACTATGAAAGATATTGAATTTGAACCTGATAATGCTATCAATCTCAAATCTGCTACAACCTACGTTAATTATAAAAATAAAGATTTTAGGATTAACATTACAAGAACAAGTGATGGTGCTTTAACTTTTAATACTCAAATTAAAGGTGCTGCTGCTCAAGGAGGACAAACACCTGTTGCTATGGTAATGGATATGTTAAAGAATCCACCCAATTATAAAAGAAGACCAGCTGATTACCCTCAAGATCGTAAAAAATTTAATACAAAAGCATCTACTTATAAACCAATGTGGGAATTAGTATCAAAACATTGTAAAACTAAACCAACGATGACATGGGAAAAGTGGGTGACTGAAATGAATGTTCTTTATGTTGAAGATGAAAGAGATGCTAAAGTAACATTGATGCAGATAGCATTTTGGTATGATGCCATTACTAAGTTTGGTAATAATGATGACAAGTCTGCAGAATTTTGGACAGATATGTTGTATTTTGGTATGAAGATAACAACGAAGGGACAGTTTGCACCACATGCAAAAATCTCATAACCACCTAAATACTTAAAAAGTATCTTATAATGGCAATTAGAAAACCACCTGCTGACAGACCAGGAACTCCAATAGAAAATAGAAACTTTTTATCACCTGTTGGTTTTAAGTTCTCATTAAAGAGAGCACCTGGTGTTGCATTTTTTTGTAACCAAGCAAATATTCCTTCATTAGATCTTGGTATTGCAGAGCAACCAACTTGGTTGAAGAACATTGATGTACCTGGTGATAAGATTCAATTTGGTGATCTTACTTTAAGATTTCTTGTTGATGAAGATCTTGTCAACTATATGGAACTTCAAAGATGGATACGTGGATTAGGATATCCAGAAGATATGGATGAGTTTCGTAAATTGGAAAGTGAAGCAGTATTACCATCTAATTTTGGTCAAGCAGGAGATAACATTTATTCTGATGGAACACTTCAGATATTAAGTAGTAATCTAGTTCCATCATTTCAGGTAGTATTCAACGACTTATTTCCTTACACTCTTTCTACTGTAACATTTGATGCAACGGATACTGACATAGAATACTTTACAGCAGACGTGTCTTTCAAGTATACTA